ATGATTGACAGGATATCGCAGAAATTATTGAAACTAATAGGTGAGTAAATGGACTTCACTTTCACAGGGGAATTTTACAAGCTTGACGAAAACGACAGGCTTTTTATCTATGGTCCGGCATCAGCCGAGATTCTTGACACGCAAGGCGACATAATAGAGATTGATGCCATAAAAAAGGCGTTACCCCAGCTACTGAAAAGGGCTCGGGTTACAGTTGACCACAAGGATCAGATTGTGGGCGAGATAATCGAGTCCTACACCAAGGCCGATTTAACCTTCAAGACGGAGGTTCGTTTGCCCACAGATGACGAGCTTTCAAAATTTAGCAAGCTTGAGAAGGCAAAAGAGGCGTTGTTTGTCCTTGCGGAAATATGGAACGACACAAAATATTGTTCAGAGATTAGAAAGGCAATTGAAAAGGGCCAATACCGCTCATACTCAATTTCAGGCAACGTGGTCAACTCTCGGCCATGCAAGTCTGATGAGAACTGTGCAAGGATTGTTTCAGATATAAATCTATCGGCAGTCACAATCTGCCAGAACGGAGCAAATCCGGCGGCACAGTTTGACATTCTCAAAGAGGAGAATAACATGACAGAGGAAGCAAAGAAAACAGAAGAACCAAAGGTTGAGGTCGAATTTGTCACAAAGTCCGACTTTGAAACCTACAAAGCAGAAATGCAATCAAAGCTTGAGCCTCTTTCAAAGATTGATGAGATTTACGACCTACTCAAAGCAAAGAAAGAGGAAAAACCAAAAGAGGAGCCACAAGTCGCAAAGGAAGAACCAAAACCTGAACCAAGCGAAGGGCTCAAAATAAAGGTCGAAAAACTGGAAGAGGAACTCAAAAAGTTCAGGGACGAGTTCAAGCCAGTCCAGACATCAGCAGATGTTGAAGCAAAAGAACCAACGGTTGACGAGATTGTTAAATCCCTATCAAGGATTAAATTCGAATAAAGGTGAAAAAAATGGTAACACCCATGTTTAACAGTTACGAAGAGATGCTAAATCACTACTACTGGAGGCCGCTAAAGGATTCAGGATTCGATGTGAAGGTCCTCCAGAAGGCAAAGAGGATGAGCGAGCTTGACGAGGAGATAGAAAGGTTTGAGCTAAAGAAATCTGACGCCCCCGTCATTACATCAACTACCGGCGTAAGAAACGTCATTTACGGAGCCACCCTGAACTCCCAGGTCGTTACAGAGGCAAACGCCTTTTCCATACTTCCAAAGAGGGCATGGAACAAATCAGGATACAGGGCAATCACAGCAGCAGGGCTTACTTCAGGAGGGAACGTAACAGAAACTGGCGCAATCCCTGAAACACTAAAGCCGACATTTGCAGAGATAGGGGTATCGCCCCACAGGATTGCAAGGGCAACAAACATATCAGAGATTGAAATGCTCCTTGAGGGAAAGGACGACACAGTAAAATGGTCAGACATCATAAACTACACCGCATCAGAATTCAAGAACACCTTGAACAGGAACATACTTGCAAACGCTGACGGTGCGGCAACTGACGGGACAATTATCACCCCCCTTGACAGGATCATCGGTTCTTATGATGAAGTGGCAGACACAGAACTGACCACAAACGAAGGCGATGTCTACGGCCTTGACAGGGATGCTGGAGCAACATGGACGGATGCCCAAGTTTCCCACGGTGGAGTTTCCGGAACTGAGACAGACAGAACTCTCACACTTTCTATGATTGACGATGTAATTGCTGCATGCGAGCCCTACTGGGATTCTGACAAGAACAAGGTAATACTCACAGGTTACGACACAGCCGCAAGGATTGCACAGCTTGAGAGGCCAAAAGAGGTTTACCCAACTGATGCCTATGTCGAGTTCACCGTTGAGGGAATAAAAGTGAAAGGAAAGGAAGCTGGCATCCCCGTAGCAACATATAACGGAATACCAATCATAAGATCCAACAACGTAGTCAAGGACACAATATCCAGAATCTACATCCTTGATCTTGACCACATCTCTCTCGACACACTAAAACCAATCTCATACATTGAAACAACCGATCCATTTGTCCAGAACACCTTTGGAAAGGAAGGGGTATTCTCTTGGATTGGTGAAATCTGGTGCGACAGATTTGCCGCACAGGGAAAAGTTAGGGGATTAAAATAATCCTCCTTTTTATTTTTTAGAGGGAATAAAAATGGTAAAAGTTCGATACAACGGCCCTGAAACATTTTATAGTTACGAAGGAGTTTCTGGCCTTCGATACAGATTCAACGCACCCAACAGGGAAGCTGAAGTAAAAAATGAAGCCGATATTAAAATGTTCAAAGAAAAGGAAGGCGGAT